ACAGGATCTCTGTTGGAAGTGCGTCCGATGACCATTCACAAACTGCAGGGTCTACGTCCTAAGATCTCGACAATCGACGAATGGTTGTCGGGAGACATCAGAGAGGACGTAGTTGGAGCAATTGAACAGGGAGCCTCCAAGATGGAGGACTATCTGATCGTTGCTATCAGCTCTGAGGGAACTGTGAGAAACGGTTCCGGTGACACAATCAAAATGGAACTCGCTAGCATTCTCCGAGGAGAGTACCAAGCGCCGCACGTTTCCATCTGGCACTACAAACTCGACAAACTAGAAGAAGTGGGTAATCCAGCAGCATGGATAAAGGCCAACCCAAATCTCGGAAAGACCGTTACGTACGAAGTATACCATTTGGACGTCGAAAGGGCCGAAAAGGCACCAGCAGCTCGCAACGACATTCTGGCAAAGCGATTCGGAATTCCGATGGAGGGTTACACCTACTTCTTCACCTACGAAGAAACCATTCCGCATAGAGAACGGCAGTTCTGGGGAATGCCGTGTGCTCTTGGTGCAGACTTGTCGCAAGGCGATGACTTCTGCGCCTTTACTTTTCTCTTCCCGTTTTCGAACTATTCCTTTGGCGTCAAGACTCGAAGTTACATCACAACGTTGACGTTGATGAAGCTTCCTGGAGCCATGCGCATGAAGTACGATGAGTTCATTCGGGAAGGAAGCCTTCATGTTCTGGATGGAACAGTCCTTGACATGATGGAAGTCTACGAGGATCTGGAAGCGTTCATCACAGCCAACGAGTATGACGTTCGTTGTCTAGGTTTCGACCCATACAACGCCAAAGAGTTCGTCACTAGATGGGAAGCTGAGAATGGACCTTTCGGAATAGAGAAGGTCATTCAAGGCGCACGAACAGAGTCAGTTCCATTGGGGGAATTGAAGATCTTTGCTGAAGAACGTAAGTTGATCTTCGACCAGGATTTGATGTCCTTTGCCATGGGTAACGCAGTTACTCTGGAAGACACGAATGGAAACCGAAAGCTTCTCAAGAAGCGGGCAGAAGAGAAGATCGACAATGTGTCGGCCCTCATGGACGCCTACGTTGCATACAAAGCGAACAAGGAGGCGTTTGAATGACGTTTGAATTTGAAACACCAGATGATGTCCTTGAGCACTTTGGTGTCAGGGGTATGAAGTGGGGTGTACGGAAAGCTGGAAGTGGGGCAAGAGCAACTGGTAGATTTGTCAAACGACATCCACGTGGTACAGCAGTAACTGTTGCTGGGGCAGCTTTGGCTGCAGGAATTCTTACTAGTAGAGGCTCAAATTCTATATCGTCTTCACCAATAAGACCTTTTGCAGCAGCAGGAAAAAACTGGACTATATCTGCAAACGATGGACACACGTTTGAAGTATTGGTTAAAAATCTTGCCCAACAAGGGAAGTAAGGAGGTGATTTATGGGTTTAGTAGACCGATTTAAAAGCATGTGGAATGCGTTTCGTTACAGCGAAGCGACCACTCCGTATACCACCTTTAATGTAGGGCCCAGCACAAGTATCCGCCCGGATAGGTCAAGACTTCGTTATACCAACGAACGATCTATCATCTCGTCTATATTTACGAGACTTAGCATTGACGTTGCGGCGATTGACATCCGTCACATCCAATTGGATGAAGAAGGACGGTATTCGAAGGATCTTGACAGTCAACTAAACCATTGTTTGACGTTGGAACCAAACATAGACCAAGGTCCTCGTGCTTTTAGGCAGGACATCGCTATGACCTTGTTTGACAAGGGCTCAGCAGCGATCGTTCCTGTTGATACGTTGAGCGATCCAACTACGGATGAGACATTTGACATTCTGACACTTCGTGTTGGTGATGTCACAATGTGGTACCCAAGACACGTCACTGTAAATCTGTACAACATTGAGCGTGGCATTAGAGAGCAGATAACATTAGAGAAGCGCTACGTGGCTCTCGTTGAGAATCCGTTGTATTCTGTGATGAACGAGCCTAACTCGACTCTTCAACGACTGATTAGGAAGTTAAACCTTCTTGACACTGTCGATGAACAGTCAGGTTCTGGTAAGTTGGACCTTATCATCCAACTACCTTATGTGATCAAGTCTGAAGCTCGTAGGCTGCAAGCAGAACAGCGTCGGCAAGACATTGAGCTTCAATTGAAGGGCAGCCAATACGGTATTGCTTACACCGATGGCACTGAGAAGATTACTCAGTTGAACCGCCCTGCCGAGAACAACCTCCTAAAGCAAGTCGAGTATCTAACCAACATGCTGTATGGGCAGTTGGGCTTGACCGAGGATGTAATGAATGGTACGGCCGATGAAAAGGCCATGTTGAACTACTTCAACCGAACCATTGAACCTTTAATCGTTGCCATCATTGAGGCTATGCAGAGGGCGTTCATTCAAAGAATGGGCAGCCCAGATACTCAGAGGATCAAGTACTTCCAGAATCCGTTCAAGCTTGTCCCTGTGAATGACCTAGCGAACATTGCCGACAAGTTTAGTCGGAATGAGATCCTCTCGGCGAACGAGATTAGAGGATTTATGGGTCTTGCACCGTCGAAGGATCCCAAGGCGGACAAACTAATCAACAGCAACATGCCACAACCAGAAGAAGAGCCACAACCAGAAGAAGATTCAGGGACTTAGTCTTTGGAAAGGAACAGTCAAAATGGAAGCTGATTTCAGCGGATACGCAACAAAGTCGGGGCTCAAGTGCACCGATGGCCGGACGATCATGTCCGGTGCGTTCCGACATCAAGATCAGACGAAGGTCCCCCTCGTCTGGCAACATGGGCACAATGACCCCGAGAACGTTCTCGGGCATGCTGTCCTCGAAAACAGAGACGATGGCGTCTACGCATACGGCTTCTTCAACAAGTCGGACAAGGCGTCGCACGCACATGGTCTCCTCGAGCATGGCGATATCAACCAGATGTCCATTTGGGCAAATCAACTGGTTGAGCGGGCAGGGAAGGTTCTCCACGGAGCAATTCGTGAAGTTAGTCTTGTCTTGGCCGGAGCCAACCCAGGTGCTCTCATCGAGAACGTCACTATTCGCCATTCCGATGGTGGAGAAGATGTCATTGATGACGAAGCGATCATCTACACCGGCCTCGAGTTGGAGCATGAAGATCTCAAGCATGCCGATGATGAGAAGAAGGATGAAGGCGAGAAGAGTGAAGTAAAGACTGAAGCAAAGACTGAAGTCACTCACGCCGCCGGAGACGAAAAAGAAGACGATGAAAACGGCAAAACCGTTGCAGACGTCTACGAGTCCATGAGCGATGAGCAGAAACAAGTCGTTCACTACATGCTCGGCGTGGCCCTCGAGTCCGCAAAGAGCGAGTTCCAACAAGACAACCTCGGCGATGCCGACAAGGAAGACAAGGAAGACAAGGAAACAACCATGACCCACAACGTTTTCGAGAAGAAGGACGAGAAGCCGGGTTCACTGTTGGAAGGTAAAGGCGTTGTCCTTTCTCATGCCGACGTCGCCGGTATCGTCGCTGATGCAACGAAGAACGGCTCCCTCAAGGAAGCGGTTGAGAACTATGCCATTTCTCACGGCATTGATGACATTGACATCCTGTTCCCGGAAGCTCGGGCCCTGGCCGATACGCCGGAATGGGACAAGCGCCGCACTGAGTGGGTGTCGACTGTGCTCAGTGGGACTCGTAAGAGCCCATTCAGCCGAGTCAAGACTCTCGCCGCAAACCTCACGATGGAAGAGGCCCGTGCAAAGGGTTACGTGACTGGCGACCTGAAGAAGGAAGAGTTCTTCAGTGTCTCCAAGCGAGTCACCACCCCTCAGACCATCTACAAGAAGCAGAAGCTCGATCGTGACGATATGCTCGACATCACCGACTTCGATGTGGTGGCCTGGCTCAAGGCCGAGATGAGGCTCATGCTCGAAGAGGAACTCGCTCGTGCGATTCTCATCGGTGACGGCCGTGACATCTCTTCTGAGGACAAGATCCAAGAGGGCAACATCCGTCCCATCGCAAGCGATCACTCTCTGTACACCACGACGGTCACTGTCAACCTCGATGATGCGAGCTCAACGGTTCGTGAGATCATCGACGCCCTCATCCTTAACCGTAGTTCGTTCAAGGGTTCTGGCTTGCCGACGCTCTTCACGACGGAGACGTACATTGCGCAGTTCATGCTGCTCACTGACGGGATGAACCGTAGGCTGTATCGTTCGCTCGACGAGATTGCTGCAGAGCTTCGAGTCGCTTCGATCGTTCCGGTTGAGGTCATGGAGGAAGAGACGGACATCGTTGCGGTTCTCGTGAATCTGAACGACTACGTTGTCGGTGCCGACAAGGGCGGAAACGTTTCGATGTTCGATGACTTCGACATCGACTACAACCAGTACAAGTACCTGATCGAAACTCGTGTCTCGGGAGCTCTTGCCAAGCTCAAGAGTGCGATCGTCGTGAAGAGAGCTGCCTCTGGTTCAGACACTGTCGTTGTTCCGAATGCTCCGACCTACAATGAGGACACCGGAGTTCCGACAGTCGTTGCTACTACTGGCGTCGTCTACAAGGACGGCGATGGTAACACGCTTACCGCTGGTGCACAGACGGCGCTCGATGTTGATGAGACCATCACCATCGTCGCCACGCCGGCGTCTGGCAAGTACTTCGCTAGCAACGCCAACACGACCTGGACCTTCCGGAACCGGGGCTGAACTAAGGAGTAGAGATGGCAAGATTTTATGGAGTTATTGGATACGGAGAAACCGTAGAGTCTCCTCCAG